ACCTCAGCCTTGATGTTCTTGCGAAACGCAGAGCCGCTAGGTGATTTAACCAACGGCACTTTAGCGTTTCTTTGCCGATGGCGTTGGCTTCATGTCAGTGGTTATGCGCGTGACTTGTACAGGTTTCGGTACAGGTTTTGTCGCTGCAATTTTAGCTGGCATCTTAACCGCTGGGCGACCGCCCGATGGGTTTGTCGTGCCTTCTTGCGCCGTAATCTTTGCGGCTGCGGCCTTGCGGGCTGGATCGTTGTTAGCAATCGCGGCTTTTTCAGCTTTTACCGTACCGACTTTGTACAGTGCGCGTGTGTATTTGTTAGCTGGCATGATTAAGAACCCATCCATGATGTAGAAACTCCAGCGGAAGAATACCCGCTTGTGCGCCGTCTGTCAACGCGTCCTTGTCGAATATCTATTGACGCGACAGGAAAAGCAAACGTGACCGCTATGGCGTCCGCTGCGTCAGGTGACGCCAGCCCGCGTGACTTCATATCTTTCTTGCTTTCGAGGAACAGCGTACCCTTGCTGTCAGGCTTGGTGCGCGGGCTGATGAGGTCTGTCTTCAGGAACCTATCTGTTGGGATGTGGCCTGTGCGTAGCCAATCACGCATAGCGCCCCACATCTCTGCGCGTTTGTTGCCCCACATGATCTGGTTCTTAGCCTTGTTTCCGAAGTTCACGCCGCGTATCTTGTACCGCTGTTCCTTTAGCCGATCCACGACGCCTGCGCCTAGCCCGCCTTCGTCGATGCAGACCAACGCAGGCTTGAACTGCTCTATGGCGTCGATGACGTAGCCAGCTACTTCCATCGTGTCTGCGCCGCGGTGTCTCCGCAACTCTAGAATGTCACGGCCCTGCCGTATGGCAATGACGGTGGCGTCAGCCCCGAAGCGTGCAGGATCGACGCCTATGACGATGGGCGCTGTGTCATCTTTGACAGGTGGCCGCTTCATGGCATCGTCAACCAGATTGCTGCCGATAAACTGATCGTCACCTTCTGATGGGAAGTTACCGTAGACTTCGACACTGGCTTGGTAGCTGTCTGGCCCATACTCATCTATGATGCGCTGGTACAGGTGTTTGTCCGTACCCTCGACATCGCGTGCGTCGATTGTGCGTGTTGACCAAAACGCCCGCTTGCTGTGGAACGTCTCGTAGAAATACCCGGTGTTGCGCCGCGGGTTGGAGAACGCCAGATGAAAGCGGTGCGGCGTATTTTCTGTGAAGAAACCATCGCTGACCGACCATATGCTGTCAGGTATACCGCTGGCTTCGTCGAAGATCAGCATCACACCGTCGAAGTTGTGGACACCCGCGTAGGCGTCAGGGTTCTCTTCGGACCACAGCCGGCCCTCGACTGACCAGTAGCGCGTGCCTTTCTTCAGGTCACGCTCGACCAATTCCGTCAGCCACTTGGCTGGCATGATCCGTGTGGCGGCTATCTCGAACCAGTGACTGTTGAGGGACATCGCCAGCCATTTGGTAATTTCTGCCCATGTGACCGAGCGCAACTGCGCTTCGGAGTTTGCCGACACGATGGTCGTCGAGCCTATGCGTGAGGACAGCATCCAGATGGTTAGCCAACTGACTAGGGCAGACTTGCCAATACCGCGTCCTGATGCAATTGCCATCCGCGCTGTGCTGAAGTCAACCTTGCCGTTGTTCTCTTTGATGTGGTCACGCAGGTCGCTAAGTATCTGGCGCTGCCATTTACGCGGACCGGGGAAGTGTTCTAGCGGCGTACCTTGTTGGCCCCACGGGAATGTGTACAGGACAAACGCTAGTGGGTCATCCTTTAGGGACGGACTCCACAACCTTGCCATTAACTCCATTTCGTCTTGGGCTGAATATATTGGCGCTTGCATTAGCGTCCTAGTTTAATGTTAATTGGCCGTCCGCGGCCCGGAGGTATTTTTGCGCCTGCGTATTCGCGGATTAACCCATACGCCCCTGTCGCAGCGCCGGGTTCTTGCGGTTCGTTGCTTTTTGGTGGGTTAAAATCATACGCGTCTTGCACGATAAAATTACCGTTAGCGTCGCGGGAGTATTTAAACCGACCTAAAGTAGTTTGGATGTTACCCAGCGAGTCGCTCATAGACAGCAATCCGGGCGTAATAGACATAGGTATTTGCCCGCGCTTTTGCATTGCTTTAGACAAATTGTTATAGTCGCTGTATTGTATGTCGCCTGAGTCGCCGCCTTTGAGTCTAATTAACTCTTTAAGCACGGATAACTCTTCAGGCGAAAAATTTTTCTCTGTTATTGGATTGCGGTCGCCTTGCACAGTTTTTAGGAAAATTTGCGCGCTGGTAGGAAATTTATCTGCTGGCAGCCGTTGCATAACAAAGTCAATCATGCGGTTTGCGCCAGTAACTTTGGGTGCAAGTTTATTTGGTTGCGACATTACTTTTCAACCTTAGATCATTAAAAGTTGGTGCATCTGCTTCTAGCCGTGGCAGTTCAGTATACATCCCTTCTATAACACGCTGTTGTGCTTTTTCCAACGCGCCTGTGATGCTTATCTGTTGGTCGATGTTCACGTCAATCTGCTGCTTGGCTACCCAGCCGTGCTGATGCTTGAGTATTTCCAGCGCGGCTTTAGCGTCGCCATCGCGTGCCGCTTCGTACATGGTCTTGCCGGCGGTGTATTCCCCGTCAGTGCGTCCCTTGATTTCAGCCATCTCGACCAGCGGGTCGGACTCCGCCAGCACGCGGAATTGCCGTGGGGTCATGCCAGCCGCCATAGCGAGGCTATCACCCTTTAGCCCGTAGCGGGCAGCTTCATAGATTGCCTCTAGCCGCGACTCGGTGGCCTGCGTCCGCTCTGGTGTAAATGGCAGTGAGTAAAATGTCATTGGGCGTACTATAGTGTGTTGCATCTTAATATGCAAAAAAAATAAAAATTGTCTACCTTGCCGCCAAGGCAGGAAACTTAGCGTACATCTCATCTCTTATTGCAAACGCCTGTTCCAGTGTAGCTGCGCGCCGCCGATGGCGCACGCCGTGGACTATCATCTCCACGCGAAACTTGTTGCCGTCTCGCACTATGTTGCGGCGTTTGCTGTCGCCTAGATAGTAAGCTGTGTTTTGGCAGATGGTTGCTAGCCGCAAGTTCGATATGCGGTTGTCTGTCTTGATGCCGTTTATGTGATCTATGGTTATGCCTTCTGGCGGGTGTTTGCCATGAACCCACAGCCACACTAATCTATGCAGGCGATATTCTCTGCCGGCTATCGAAGTGCGTAAGTAGCCTTTTTGCGTTCGGCTTCCAGTAGGTCGCCCGTCCAGCCGGGTGCAGACACCTGTTTCTGGATTTATAAAAAATATTTTTTTGAGTGCAGTTTGTGTGATTAAGGTCATACCTAGCTTTTAGCATAGTGGGTGGGGGCCGTCAACATATTGATTCACCAAAAATTGTTCACGCACCGTGACCGTGTCAGTCACGCGGCGCTCGGCCCTAGGGGGAGGGGGTAGCTGCCCGGCGCTATTGAAAATGATTCGCAGTAGCAGATTCTTGAGTGACCTTTCCCTTATTGATAATGACTCGCATTAAGAAAACACATTTGCTGCTGCTAATGCGAATGAGTCGCAATAACATATGTGGCAGTCTGCTTGTTGCGAATTGTTCGCAATAAGATAGGTGTGTTAGTGTATTAACACAGCAACAGCCGTCATGTTGCCATGCTGCGCCAAGTCACCCGTGAATGCTTGACGTTAGCGTCAACCATGAGAACAAACAGACCCTCTTACTGTGTTAGTACAGTAACACGGGACGTCATTTTTTCTGAAAACGCAAGTTGCGCCAGAATATGCGTACGCTAACCATATAGGTTATAAATATTATATCTTTAGCTAAATACAATAATCATGACTATTTGACGTCCGATTGCTTGAGACCCGCGCATTCAAGCCGTTATTCGGGACGTCATTTAGGGTGTTTTTCATGACGTCCCGAATGACGTCCAACGACGTCCCTAAATCGCCGATCGCCGATCGCCGATCGCGCCCGGGCGCCGGTTGCCATTTAGTTGCCATTTAGCAGTTTCTAAATGACGTCCCGAAACAATAGAACAGAAACAGAACAGAACCAGAACCTTTTCGGACTCGACCTCTTTCCATACTAGACTACCCTCAAACTCAAATCGTGCTGTACGGGCTTTAAA